CGGTGGCACAGTAACTACTTTCAATGACAATGGCACAGGCATTTCATACGCCAATGCTATGTGGAAACTAGATGATAACTTGATTTTCAATTCAGCCCAAGTTAGCCGTGCAGGTGGATCGCCACAGACAGCAATCAATCAAGCATCGATAGACAAGTATTTTATTCACTCATACAATTTACAAGACCTTTTAATGCAAACAGACGCAGAAGCACTTGACTACGCAGAGGCTTATGTCGCTAGCCGTGCCGAGACGCAGGTTAGATGCGACGGCATCGAACTAGACTTATACACAGACAATTACAACTCAGGAATTATTGCAGCTTTAGAGTTGGATTTCTTTGACCCAATCAGAATTGTTACTACCCAGCCAGGCGGATCTACCCTAGATAACACTTTGCAGATATTTGGCGTGGCTACAACAATCACACCCAACAGCTTTAGGGTCTTTTTTACTACATTAGAACCAGTAATAGACGCCCTGATACTAGACAATACAACTGGATATGGCACTTTAGACTATAATGTGCTTAGTTACTAAGGAGTAAAATGGCGAAACAAACGTTTACAACTGGGCAGGTACTCACAGCTGCACAAATGACAAGTCTGCAACAAACAGCTATGGGCGGTGGATCAGCTACGGCTAAAACCGCTAGTTATACATTAGTCGCTGCCGATGCGGGTGCAACTGTAATTATGAACAGCGCAAGTGCCACGACAATTACAGTAAATACAAGTTTATTTTCTGCTGGAGACACAGTATTTATACAAAATATTGGTGCAGGTGTATCTACTATTACTGCTGGCACAGCTACAGTAAACACAGCATCATCTTTGGCTTTGGCGCAATATGAAAGCGGTAGCTTGTATTTTACTGCTGCTGGTGCATCTATATTTAGTAAAGCAGATGGGGCTGCCGCTGGTGGTGGTGGCAAAGTTTTGCAAGTTGTTATGGGAACAACAACAACTGCTGCTACCAATTCTACTAATACTTATGCAGACACTAATTTAACCGCAACTATTACGCCTAGTTTAGCAACAAGTAAAGTTTTAGTTATGGCGATGAACGGAAGTATCCAAAAAGGCCCAGGAAATGCAGGCAATGAAATTGCTATAAGATTAATGAGAGGCGCAACTCAAATTGGTGGTGTTATTAGTGGCTTATATACAAACACAGCAGTTATTAACAAACAAACTTCAGCAGTTTACAATTACTTAGATTCACCTGTCACAACAAGTGCCACAACATATAAAACGCAATTTATGAATACTGGCAATGCTTCTTATGTTTTATGTCAGGCAAATGATGAACAAAGCGTAATAATTTTAATGGAAATAGGAGCGTAATTATGGCAACAGGTGGCGAAGTTTTAAGTATGTTATTGCCTAATGGCGGTTGGTATATCTCAGGTAATGATTATGAAGGCATACAATTTTTAGAGTGTGAGCCGATTACTAAGAAACAATTTACAGATGGGTTTGCTCAGTATGATGCTTGGAAAACTGCGCAAGATGCAGCACAAGTTTCTGCTAAATCAGCAGCACAGGCAAAACTTGCAGCACTTGGTTTAACTGTTGAGGATTTACAAGCTCTAGGTTTGTAATGCAACCAAAGTTATGTGCAGCTGGTGTGCAGTTAAGAGATCAAGTTGATACCTGGTTTCCAGATAGGTGTACTAAAAGTCCAGAAGGATGGTTGGGCGATAGCCGTCACTCCGCCAGAAAATCGGATCATAATCCAGACCAATTCGGGTGGGTACGAGGTCTTGATCTTAATGCTAGGTTGGAGTCATCCGACAGCCTCGCACCTTATCTGGCTGACCAGATCAGAATCGCAGCCAAACAAGATAAGCGCATATCATACGTCATCTATAACGGGCGAATATGCTCGAAGATATTAAATTGGAAATGGCGTAAGTACAAAGGCATCAACCCACATAAGAAGCACATACATATCAGCTTTACAACACTAGGCGATCTAAATGGTGCGCCATTTGATATACCACTAATAGGGGGCAAAATATGAAGATAAGCAAAAAACAAAAAGCAATACTAAAATCATACTTTAGAGGTGTGCTTGTATCACTACTTACATTTTTAGCAAGTAATGAATTAGGTTTAGATCCTGCCGTGTCTGTAATTGTTGCAGCTTTAGCAGGTCCAGCAGCTAGGGCTTTAGATAAATCCGACAGTGCTTATGGCATCGGTGCTAATGAAGCATGACACCTTCAGAGTGGGCTGGCTTTGGCGCTGGCGTTATGGCCGTGCTATCAGGCGGGCTAGTAGGATTACGTTTTCTAGTTAGAGGCTGGCTAAATGAGTTACGCCCTAATGGTGGATCTAGCATGAAGGATCAATTAACAAGACTAGAGAAGCGTGTCGATGATCTCTTTATCTTAATTAGTAAGTCATAATTTTATTATGGCTACTAAACGCAAACCTAAAAAGAAGATAGCACGTAGGCGCAGGACTACTAAAGAGCCTGTACTTACAAAGCTAGACTTCTGGGCTATAGCAGCTAATGAGGTTTATATGGCTTGCCGTAAATCTGGAATGGATGAGGGCACAGCTTTAGCGTTTGCGATGGATAGGTCAAGTTATCCAGACTGGATCATTGATAGTAAAGATCCCATAAAGAATCCACTTGATGATTTTGAAGAGGATGAAGATTAAGCGCTATCTAGTTATTAGCGATCTGCAGGTGCCGTATCATCACGTGGCAGCTGTGAAGAATGTAGTCAAGTTAGCACGTAGGGAGAAGTTTGATAGTGTATTGGTGGTCGGCGATGAAATTGATTTTCAAACCATTAGTCGATGGAGTGAAAACACACCTTTGGCTTACGAACAAACTATTCACGCTGATCGTGAACTTACTAAGGAAATACTTTGGGATCTCAGCGAGTACAGCAGTCAATGTATTATTCAGCGCAGTAATCATACTGATCGCTTATATAACACTTTATTAAAAGTACCTGGCTTAATCAGCTTGCCAGAGTTGCAGTACCCTAAATTTATGGGGTTTGCTGAGATGGGCATGACCTACAGTAAAGAGCCTTATCAAATACCTGGCACAAATTGGTACATGGCTCATGGTGACGAGGGCAATATCAGCCAACATGCAGGCATTACAGCGATCAACCTTAGTAAAAAATGGGGCGTTTCAACAATTATTGGGCATACCCACAGGCTTGGCATGAGTAGTATCTCAGAAGCCGTAGGAAGCCGATACAGGGCCTTACATGGCATAGAGGTAGGTAATCTAATGGATCGAAGAAAAGCCTCTTATTTGAAGCATTCTAGCGCAAATTGGCAGAATGGCGTGGTACTGTTAGAGGTATCAGGTAAGACAGTGACACCAACCCTGGTGCCAATTAACAAGGATGGCTCATTTACAGCATTAGGCAAACACTATGGGGCTTAATACAGAGTACGAAGAGCGCACGATCGATGATCATATCGATGACCTCGAAGATATTAACGTTATCTAATCGTTATAAACAAAACAGTCTAAATCATCCACAAAGTCATACACAGGTGTCACAATATTGCCATGCCACAAAGTATGTGAGCATAGTTAGGGCTACAAAATGACACTTGAAACAGCTATATATTTATTTATAGGTACAAGTATTGGATGGTTGCTGTTGGCAACGCACATAGATGACCTAAAGCAAACTCATTATTGGCGAGGCCGTAAAGATGGCTGGGATATGCACCGCAGAATGATTCAAAACAAAGTAAAGTCAGATGAGGTATTTGACTATGACAAAAACTGAGAAGCTGCTAGCCGATGTTGTCGATTTGGTCCATACAAGGGGAACGATTTATGGTCACCCTTACACAAACCATAAAAGGATCAGTGAATTGTGGTCGGCATACCTCGACCATCCAATTACACCTAGTCAAGTCGCATTATGTATGGCGCTGCTCAAGGTTTCTAGGCTTAGTGAATCTCCAGGCCATGAAGACAGTGTCAAAGATGCACTTGCTTACATTTCAATATACCAGACAGTCCTCGATGCAGAAGCCGACATTAACTTCACGTGGGGGGATGACTAATGGCATTTAATTTAGCAGATTACGAAACAGTCGAGAGCCGACTAGAAAAGTTTTGGAAGGAGTATCCAGATGGAAGATTATCAACAAAGATTGAACAGGCCACAGACACTAGATACATTATTAGTGCTCAACTATTTAAGACGGAAGCCGATGCACAGCCGTGGGCGACTGGGCTTGCTAGCGAGAGCGTGTCTGATCGGGGTGTCAATTCAACTTCTGCACTGGAGAATGCAGAGACTTCAGCAATCGGCAGAGCGCTTGCAAACGCAGGTTATGCAGCTAAGGGCAAAAGGGCTAGCCGAGAAGAAATGACAAAGGTTGCAAGTTATTCACCACCAGGCACAAGGGCTAGAGCTGTAGAAGATGTGCTACGTCAATCCTTTGCAGAAGATAAGCCAACTGTATGGAGTGTTGGCGATGCAATAGAAGCAATACCTGTAAATCCCAAAGCACAAGAATGTAAACATGGCAGCATGATTCTAAAAGAGGGAGTTTCAAAGACTGGCCGAGATTTCTATGGTTACGTGTGCGGTGCTGCAAAGCCTGAACAATGTGAAGCTAAGTGGGCTAAAAAAACAGCCGCTGGATCTTGGTTCTTTGCTAGCGATAGTGAAGGAGGTGAGTAAATGGGATATGTAGAGATTCTTAGAGGCGGACCTTACCTGGAGCGCATAGAGAACGACCAGGTAAAGTTCTTGCCTTCTACCGATGTTTGTGTAGCTTGTAATGATGACAGGCTTATAACTTCAGGTAATTTCTTAGTTTGTACTCAGTGCCACTGTAGGCAATAAGGATATTATCATGAAACACGCACAATTCAAATGTAATGGTTGTAGTCGAAAGACCGAGTTTCTTTGGCTCGATCAGCTGGATATGCCCGAAGGATTTAAAGCGTATCAATGTATGGATTGTGGCGCTGTCGGGGTTAAGAATATTGCAGAAGCAATAGGTTTACCTGACGATAGTGTATCTAGATGCACTCAGTGTGGTAGTTGGCAATTCTTAGGAAATGACTGCCACACCTGTGCTTTGATTGGAGCAAAATAATGCCAACATATGAATACAGCTGTAATCAATGCGGCACCTATGGATCAATACATAGATCCTACGATGATGACAGTGGGCCAATGAGTTGCCCGAAATGTAATTTGCAAATGTCAAGAATGTACAGCGCACCTGGTCTGATATTTAAAGGTAGCGGATGGGGTAAGAATGGCTGAGGCTACGTCTGAAGATTGGGCTAAGCAAAATGCTTTGCATAAACAATGGCTCATAGATAATCCAGATGCACAATACATAGGATGGATGTCTATATGACTTGCCGTCTGACCTGCGATTATGCTAATGGATTTGACTTGCCATGCTAGGCTATAGTGTAGCAGTGGCTCACAAAGCCACAAGGCGAGCCCGACAGGGAAAGCTCGCAAGGTGCTGGCTAGTTGGGATCGCTCTAGTCATAGTTAATCTTTGCTTTGTAAAGACTATTTCCGTTGCTAATGACAAAACAAATCATTACAGACAATGGGCATTTATACAGCTTAATAACTTAGAAGAGTTCTATTGTTTAGATTACTTGTATTACAGAGAATCTAGGTGGAATCCTAATGCTCGTAATGGTTCACACTATGGCATACCACAAGGTAGATCTAAGTGGTTGGCTACTGTTGATGGATATAAGCAAGTAGAGTGGGGTATTAAATACAATAACAATAGATATGGATCTATGTGTAAAGCATTAGAGCATTACAAGATAAAGGGCTGGCATTGAGTAATAGAGC